AGCAGCATGACAAACCCTGTAATTGATTCGACTCACTATAAGTTTGTTGAAAAGGATGGCCAAGAAACTTCCTATGTCAAACTTATTGGCGAGAACGAATGGAATGGCACAGTATTTCAATATGGCAAACTAAAAGTAAATGTAGATGCCGAAGGCGATAATGAATATGCTACCCTTTCATTCAACTATCACATTATTGAATCACCTCTACGCGAGGATATGCTACAAGAAGATACAAACTTTAAAAATTATATTGGCGAAGTACTACAATATATTATATCATCGGCACTAGACAGTGGAGAATATCGAATTGGACCAGAAAATACAGACAACGGTACTGAGGAACTTGATAAGCAATGAAGAATACACTCGTAAGGTTATACCGTTTTTAAAACGAGAATATTTTGAAGGTGCTCATGCTATTCTCTTTAATGAGATTATTTCATTTGTCAATAAGTATAATAACTTGCCAACATTTGAGGCTCTGGGTATTGAACTATCTTCAAATGATAAGTCTAGTGACCAACAACTTACCGAGGCGGCCGAAGTCATTAATGCTATTTCTAAAATAACTCCTGAGTCTGATTTAATATGGTTATATGATCGAACAGAGCAATGGTGTCAAGACCGAGCAATATATCTTGCAATCATGGAATCTATTAACATCATTGATGGTAAACATGAGACTCTTACTAAGAATGCATTGCCTGAACTATTGACATCTGCTCTAGCAGTTACTTTTGATGCCAATGTTGGCCATGACTATATAAATGATGCAGATTCTCGTTACGAGTTTTATCATAAGACTGAGTCACGTATTCCATTTGATCTTGACTATATGAATCAGATTACCAAAGGCGGTCTGCCAAATAAGACATTGAATATTGCTATGGCGTCTACTGGTGTAGGTAAGTCTCTGTTTATGTGTCACCTAGCAGCATCTGCGCTGTCACAATGTAAGAATGTACTTTATATTACATTGGAAATGTCAGAGGAACGTATTGCAGAACGTATTGATGCAAACTTAATGAATGTACCTATTGACCAATTAGACAAAATGTCGCGTGATATGTTTGAATCGAAGATTGATAAGATTGTCAAAAAGAATGTAGGTAAGCTTATCATTAAAGAATATCCTACTGGTTCTGCTCATGTAGGCCACTTCCGAGCTCTATTGAACGAACTAAAGCTAAAGAAAAACTTTGTGCCACAAATAATTATGATTGACTATTTGAATATTTGTGCATCATCACGTATGAAAGGTATGGGCGGGGCAATCAATTCATATTCGTATATTAAGTCTATTGCAGAAGAAGTACGCGGTCTGGCAGTAGAGTTTGATTTACCAATCGTAACTGCTACACAATCAAACCGTGATGGCTTTGGTAATTCTGATGTTGACCTAAACAATACAAGTGATTGCATTTATGTTGGTGAGTCAGTGTGTCTTAAGGATAATACTGTTAAACAAATTGGAGATGTTGTCCCAGGTGATCAAATTACTTCTCAAGATGAATTTAAAACAACAATGTTTGTTCATCATAAAAAGCCTAAAGAATGCGTAAAGATTACACTAAAATCTGGAAAGACAATCATCGTTTCTCGTGATCATGTATTTCCTTCTAATAATGGCAGACGTTGTATTAATTCTGGTCTTAGCATAGGTGATAGGTTACATAGCAAATGATTAAATCTGCTGTTGCTGGAAATTTAAGTTTGTATAAATAATCTATATAACCAACAACGGCAGACTTAATGAAAAAACTTAACACATTACTAGAACATAAATTTGTAAAAGATCATCTTACACAATTATGTAAAGATAAATCAAATGCTTATATATCTATCATGCAAGCTCATATTGATTTAGATATACATACTCTATCTTCAAAGAAAAGAAAGGCTAATGCACTATTTGATATACTGATTAATAATGAAGATTTTTATGAAAATAAGTATCTTAAGTATCAATCAGCTAAGTCTGTAATTGAACGACTTTCTATAAAATATGGTAGCGATGTTACTAATGCATACACAGATAAGTTAAAACGTAGACCTACGCCAAAAAACTTTTCTATCTTAACTGTAGATTTTTGGGTGTTACGACGCGGCTATACTGAACAAGAAGCTAAATTAAAAATATCAGAAATACAAAAGGGTAACTCTTTAAAATGTAAAGCTAAAAGAGTTAAAAACAAAAATTATGGAAGAGATACTTGTAAACATTCTCTTAAGTATTGGGAGCATAAAGGGTATAACAAAGAAGAATCTGAAATACTTAGAGAACCATTTTTACGTGATATGAAAAATGATTTAAACTCATTACAATTAAAATATGGCGAGACTGATGGTTACAATAAATGGAAAGTAAGATGTGATAAATGGAAAGCGAGTAAGTTAAAGTCAATTGCTACTCAATTTTCTGGTGGTAGCGTTTCAAAAGAATCTATACGATTTTTTATACCGTTATATAAATTTTGCAGAAGACTTGGAATACCTAAAGAAAAGATATATTTTGGCATCAAAGGCTCTAGAGAATTTTTTATAAAAGATATGAATATTAGTCATAACGGTGGAAAATTTTATGACTTTACAATTAGTTCTATAAAAACTGTAATTGAATATCATGGTTGTTTTTGGCACCCTCGTAATGATATAGAATGGAAAAACCCTTGGATGTCGTTAGCTGAAGCTACTAAATCAGATATACATAGAGAAGTCCTTGCAAAAAATGCTGGAATGGATTATAATATTGTATGGTCTGATGATAACTTATCTAATAGGTTAGAAGAACTTAAAATATTAATTAAGGAAAAATGGAATGGAAGAGTTTAATAATGTTGCTAACGAAACTATAGCAATGAACTGCTTTAATAAAGCTGTCATGTTAGTTGAAGCTGGCATGGTTAAGTTAACTGACGAAATGGATATATTCCAGTTCACTGACGTATTGATAAAGCTTGAAGAAGAAAAAATATATAAAAACGCAAACAGTGATTCAATGATTTCTTATGATGACAAAATTGTTTCTATTGAAGATGTTGGCGTATTAGATACAATTGATATATCTGTTAGCGGTGATAACTTATTTTATTGTAATGGAATTCTTACAAAAAATAGCTTTGGTGTACCTGCTACGGCCGATTTGATGATTGCACTAATATCAACAGAAGATCTTGAAAAGATGGGTCAAATTATGATTAAGCAACTTAAGAATCGTTATAACGATATAAACCTGCATAAACGATTTGTTGTTGGTATTGACCGTGCAAAGATGAAACTATATGATGTCGAACAATCGGCTCAGACTTTAGTTAAAGACATACCAGTATTTGATAGTTCAACAATGGGTTCACGTATGAAAAGCGAAGGTAAATCATTTCAAGGATTTAAAGTATGACAACGACAAAACAATGGTGCCTAGATGTCAAAGAACATTCTGACGGCGATAAGTATATCGAATTGAACCAAGAAATTTTAGAACTTTCTGGATTTAAAGAAGGAGATAAATTATTATGGGTAGATAATCTTGATAGTTCTTTTACAATATTACAGTATGACAATATTAAAGACTCATACACTCTGACATGTGAAATGAGTATTGACAATCGTTCAATCTTATTATACATTGCAAATGATAATCCTGATGTATATCTTTTGATTATGTATGAAGCTAACGACATTGCTAGCGCTCGTATGTTTAAAGATAAGACATCAAATTATGTAAATGATTGTGCCGAAAACTGGTTACATAGATATGGAGAATTTAAAAATGAAAACATTGATACAAAATAACGATGGTTATATGTTATATGTTAGTACTAAGGAAACAAGTAACAGTCTATATCAAGTTGCATTTGAAAGACATAACCCAGGGCAAGATGTTACGACTGAAACATTTTATTTTACTAAAGACGAACTAAGTAAACTTTGTGGAGCACTATCAGTATGAAAGCAAAACTAGTATCGTATTCACAACCTACAGAAGAATTTATAGCAGATGGTATAAAGGACTTACAAGACTTAGCTGCATATTGTGCACGTGTATCTAATCCGTCTAATCAGTTAAATACAGAGACATCTGAAAAACTGATTAACTATCTAGTAAAAAATAAACACTGGAGCCCGCTTGAAATGGTTTCGGTTTGTATGGAAGTAGAAACAACACGCGATATTATGAGGCAGTTACTTAGACATCGTTCATTTACTTTCCAAGAATTTTCACAGCGTTATGCAGACCCTACAACTGAACTTGAATTTGTATACCGTGAGGCTAGACTTCAAGACACTAAGAATCGTCAAAATAGTATTAAGATAGATAATGATGACTTATCTAAAGTTGGAGTTATAGCAATATGGCAACAACATCAACGTCATATCATTAATGCTTCACGCGTAGCATATGAATGGGCAATAGAAAATGGTATTGCAAAAGAACAGGCTCGTGCAGTCTTGCCAGAAGGACTTACGATGTCACGCGCCTATGTCAACGGTACGCTACGGTCATGGATTCATTACTGTGAACTGCGCTCATCAAATGGAACTCAGCTTGAACACATTGAAGTCGCAAAAGCATGTGCAGAAGCTATTGCTAAAATATTCCCATTGATTAAACAATACACTAGTTCATAATCATCTTTCTGTAAGTCTTTTTTGGTTAGTCTATATCAATATAGGGTAAAAATTGAGACCCGTAGAAGTGCCTAAAATGCCTCACTTTAAATGCCCACTACGGGCATTTTCTATTGCTGTCAATACAAACTATTAGATTTGACAAAAGTCCTTCTACAAGCCCGTAGATACCTGTTGTATTTATGCAACAATATGAAAAAAGTTGTTGACAGATCTTCAAATACCGTTTATAATTGTTTATTGAATTGATTGATAGAAAACACATTATTTGAAGTAGTTGCAAAAATACAACAGTTGTGAAAAAAGTTGTTGACAGATCTTCAAATACCGTTTATAATTGTTTATTGAATTGATTGATGGAAAACACATTATGACTGACATTACAGTTAAGCAAGACCTTAGTACAGGTAAGTACAACTGCCGTATCAACGGTAAATCCTTTGCATCTACAAAGCCTGCATACATTGAGTATATGTATCGTAAGCTGACTGGCAGTAAGGCATCATTCCAAAGAATTATGGAAATGTCAGGCAGTGCTCCAATTGTCGAGTCTACCGCTACTAAGTTCAACATTAATGAGCGTTTCGGTTTTGTCGAACAGCTTATCAAAATGGTTGCTGCTAATGTTCAGGCTTCTGCTATCATCACTGGCCAAGGCGGTTTAGGTAAAACCTATACCGTGCAACGTACCCTTGAAGCTGCAGGTTATACCGACATGTCTGATCTTGCTGACTTTCAGTCTGGTGCAGTAATTAATAAAACTAAGACCTATACAATGGTTAAGGGTTATTCTACCGCTAAAGGTCTGTATCGTACTCTGTTTGAACTGAATAACTCAGTTATCATATTTGACGACTGTGACGATGTTCTCAAAGACTCTACTGCCTTGAACTTACTTAAAGGCGCTCTTGATTCTAATGGTCGCCGTATTATTTCATGGCGTGCAGATATGCGTGACGATGATCTCCCACGTTCATTTGAGTTTACTGGTCGTATTATCTTTATTTCAAACCTTGACCAGTCACGCATTGACCAAGCAATTCGTAGCCGTTCAATGATGATCGATCTTACTATGACCGATGACCAAAAAATTGAGCGTATGGAGCACATTGCTAAATCTCCAGAATTTATGCCAGAATTTAGCTCTGTTTCAAAGGCTGATGCTCTTGAACTGATTCGTAGCCTTAAGTCAAGTGCCAAAGAAATATCTTTACGTACCTTAATTTCAGTTACAAAAATTCGTGTTGCCGGTGACAAGAACTGGAAAGGTCTTGCCGAATATGTATTATGTGTATAAGGAAATTAGGCTTTCAGAGCAGGAGTTTAAAGAATGATTACTTGCCCAAAATGCCTCACTTTAAATGCGCACTATAAGACTTTTGACAACTGACCAGTATAATACTATCAAATGCTATAAAACCTGCCACGCTGCCTCTAAACATGTGTTGTATTTATGCAACAATATGAAAAAAGTCCTTTACAAGATCCCTAAACTAGGGTATAATATCTATATTGAATAAGGAATCCTATGATTGATATACGAGTCAAAGGCGGCTCTAAGCTGCAGCACGAAATCGTGCGGAATCTAAGTCAGTTTGTTAAAGAAAAGTATTTTGACAATCATAAGAACGTATCGATTGAATTCACAATTAAGAAGCACCTAGGGCGCGATGACGGCTGTGACGGATTATGCTTTCCACTCAATAATACAAAGCCTCGTGAATTTGAAGTTGACATAGACAAAGATTTACCGCTAATGCATTTTATTAAAACCGTTATACACGAACTGATTCATGTTAAACAATATGTTACTGGTCAGCTGTCAGACAAAGTTGGTCGTGCATCACAGGTTATCTGGAAAGGTAGAGACCATAGTAAAACTACATATTCACGACAACCTTGGGAGCGTGAGGCATATAGACTACAAGAAAAGTTATTTATTGAATTTATGGCTAAATAATAATTGATAAGGAAACTATATTATGACATTTAAACTATTGAGCACAGGCAACCCTAAGACTCTTAAAGGCGAGGCACAGGGATACATGTCACACATCTTACACTTGGCTCCAGCTAATTTGAGCGGTGTATTGAACACATGCCCTAAGGCAACAGAAGGTTGTAAGTCGGCTTGCCTTAACACGGCAGGGCGTGGTGGTATGTTTAAGAAGGGCGAAAATACTAATATGATTCAAAAAGCTCGTATTCGTAAGACAGTTATGCTAGCAGAAAACCGTGATAGCTTTATGTCGACATTATTTGCTGACATTAAAAAGGCAATACGCTTGGCTAAGAAAAACGGATTCATTCCTGTGTTTCGATTAAATGGTACTAGCGACTTACCCTGGGAAAAATATATTGTCCCAGGTACTGATGTTAACATCTTTGAAGCATTTCCTGATGTACAGTTTTACGACTATACTAAAATCTTAGGACGTAAAATTAAATCATTGGCTAACTATCATTTGACATTCAGCCGAGCAGAAAATAACGACAAGGACTGTGAACGTGCAATGAGAGAAGGCATGAATGTTGCTGCAGTTTATGACAAGATTCCTGAAGGAATGTTTTCTGCAGACGAAACTGACTTACGTTTCCTTGATCCTAAGATCGGTTACATCGGTCTTAAAGCAAAGGGTCGTGCAAAGAAAGACACTTCAGGTTTTGTTATTTATAATTAAAGCAATAAATAAACGTTTACAAGGACTACACTTAATGATTAGATTCATAAGCTTAATCTTTACACTGATATTATTTGTCTTTTTAATATTTGCATACTTTAATTTAAATCTTGTTATAGAAACTAAAGCCTTTCCAGTTCAACCATATAATACAGTTGTAAGCACTACATTTATTAAAGATGTGGCATTACATAGGACACAAAATAGAATAAAGGTTATAGGAAAAGATCTTGAGTGTCTGGCGCATAACATTTACTATGAAGCTGGTATTGAAGGATACCGAGGTAAAATAGCCGTTGCTCAGGTAACATGGAATAGAGTTAAGCACGGGCGATGGGGAGATTCCATATGTGATGTAGTCTATTCGCCACATCAATTTTCATGGACCAAAAAGCGTAAACTAGAAAAACCAAAAGGGCAACTATGGGAAGACTCTCTTCGTGCGGCTCATGATTTTGTCAAAGGCATACGAATTAAGTCTATGCAAGGCGTATTATATTATCATGCAACATGGTTAGATAAGCCGCCGTACTGGGCCAAGCATAAGATCCATGTTGTTGAAATTGGTCAACATGCTTTTTATAAACCTAAATTATAACTGGAAAACTATGTTAGAAACTATATGCGATGTTATGTTAGATGCATACAAGCGTAACTGGATTACCAGTCGTGATGGGAATGTAAGTATTCGTCATCATGACCGTGATCATTTTTATATTACACCTAGTGGAGTTCGTAAGCAGACACTACAGCCTGACCAGTTTAAAAAAATACAGATTCAATCATTCATTAATAGCGGTGTTGGTTCTCTATCAATTATGCATAGCTGGAGAGAATTGCCTTATACAGATATTAGTGAAAAGTTAAAACCTAGTGGAGAGATTCCTTTACACTTTGGGCTTCAGCGCAGAATGGGACAACACTCTGATGATGTTCGAGTGATAGTTCATGTTCACCCTACATATTGTATTGCTGCTATGCATGCTGGTATCGATTTAAGCACAATAAGTAATGCATTTCCTGAGCTTAATCGATATACTCGTGTGGCGCCTAATGTCGGTGATGTTCCACCTATTAGTCAAGAACTAGCAGACCAGTGTCATAAGAACTTAGGACTAGACAATGACGGTAATATTAAATATGATATTGTAGGCATCAAAGGACATGGCGTCGTAGCAGTTGACACAAGTCCATGGCGAGCATATGAACACATTGAGAGGTGTGAGCATATTTGTAAAATTGTATTAGCAAGCGGTAAATATTAAGCATGACTGACATAGAAGCGTATGACTTATATCCAGAACTAACGCACTGGTATGATAAGCTTTGGACTGCAACCGAATTTGGCTATCGTGTTGGTATCGAGCAAGTACCATGCGCTGGACACTATATAGTTCGTCCTATTATGAACTTACAAGGATGCGGTATTGGGGCTAAGATTAAATTTTATCGAAAAAACGAGACTATTCCAGACAATTGTTTCTGGTCGCAAATATTCCACGGTGACCATATTACAATAGACTACACACGAGTTAACGGAGTATGGCAACAAGGAAATACGTTTCAAGGATTCAACAGTCCGGACGATCTAATACATTTTAGCAGATGGACTAGAGTAGACTATAAGTTTATGCTGCCTGGAATTTTTAAAGAAATTACAGCGCCACACATAAACATAGAAATGATAAGTGGTAAAATTATTGAAGTACATTTAAGACACAATACCGATCCGGTCATGTATGACGAATTTATCCCTATTTGGCGTAAGGATCAAGCATGCCCTGCAGGGTACGATAGAATAGCGGATCGAGAACAACACATTGATAGACTAGGTTTTTTTGTAAAATAGGAGCACCATGTTAATAACTATCTTGAAGTATTTTATTGTATTTTTATTTGGATTAATGCTGTTTCCATTTTTACTAATTGGTCTTGAAGAATTGTATTTGCTATTTCATTAATGTATAAATAATGGTATAACAATTCTTTAAAGTATGCCATGAAATCATTTAAATCTTACATAGCAGAAGCAGCCACAGAAGGGGCAGTGCTAGAAGAAATTATTGTTGCTGTATGGAATAATGAAAAACAGCCACCGGCCCGGGGTATCGACCCTTTGGCCGGTGATCGCATTGTTGCGTACCTAAAAAAGAATGGCGTAACTGGCAAGCGTGCATATAAGTTAGAAACCAAAGGCGTAAGCGTTACGCCTGAATGGTCTCAATTTTGGGCACCCGAATCCGTACCATCCTCAACTAAAACTCCTAAAACTGATATTATTATTGGTACTGATAGGTTTTCTTTAAAGATGGGACCAGCGCAACTTATGTCTGGCGGTGTAAACGAATCTCGTGCAACTTTTTATGCAGCGGCTCGTCATATGAAAACATTACCGCCAGCACTATCTGCTATCTGGGCTAATATGAATGAGTTAGCTAAGACATCAAAGGCGGCTGGTGGAGTCGAAGCAGAGCTGAAACTTGGTAAAGATAAAATATTATCTAAAGCAAATGAAGTAAACAATTTAGTTAAAGAACAACTTCGTAGTGTATTTAATACTGATGCTGGTTTTAAACGAGCATTCATTGAAGAAGCAATGACAGGAAAGCTAAAGTTTTCTGAGTCATCACTAGCCTATGCAGAATATATGTTATCAACAAACCCAGAAGGTACATCAGTTAAATTGTTTGCTGCTAATGATAAATCATTTATCGATAAGGTAGCCGCAGCCACTTCTGTTACTGTTAGATTTAAATCAACATCAGTTAAGGCAGCTGGTGCAAAGACAGGCGAATATAGATACTGGTCAGTAGTTAGTCTAGGCGTCAAAAAATTAGAAGAAGAAATTGAAGCAGCTGGTGATATGTTAAACGAAGGTTTGTTGACGAATATATACAATAAAGTAAAATCATTTATGACAAATATGTTTGCTAAAATATGGAATGCAATTAAAGATTCTGTTAAAAAAATATTAGAATTTTTTGGTATTGAGCCAATGGTTGCTTTTAAAAACAGAATTGACTTTAGCAGGTTTTAATAATGGCTGCTCAACAAGGATTCTTATATGAAGAAAATGCTGCTAAGTTATTGAAGTCTATGGAGTTAGTACCTAAGAACTTTACACCGGCCGGTGCTGGTTCAGATCAACCAGATCTAATGTTAGTATGTAATGGTCAAGAAGCTGGTTGCGAACTAAAAATTACTGCTGCTTCTGCAGGATCTCTTGTGCTAAAATATAATCGCTCAAATAAATTAAACCCTTGGTCGTTTAATACTATTAAAGAAACTGAAGATGAAAAACAATTCATAGCTGACCTTGCAAAAGAAGTAGGGTTGTTTAATTTAATCAAAAAGCAATGGAAAGAAATACCTTATAAAAGAGATAAAGATGACTTGTGGTTAGCTACGGCTGGAAAGCTTAACACACAACAAAGATATGAAAGGGATCGCGATACATTTTCAGACATACGTGGCGAAATTCCTGCAACAAAAATTGAACAATATTATAATAAAAAGAAAACATATTATGTAAATGTTGGAACACATGGATTTTATTTGTTAGGTTCTAAAAATCCGTTTGATCTTAAAGATGTTCCACGGTTTAGTGCTTCTGCTAAAGCAACATATAGGGCTCGTGTACAATATAAAGTATCTGGTAATTATCAGTTTACTTTTGAAATGCAATTTGGCATGAAACAAAAATCAGAATTCAATATTGCACCAGTAGATGGTAAGTCAGTAAATATAATTAAATCAAAATTAAACATCAGTTGTTTTAGGTAAACAAAAATGAAATCGTTTAAATGTTATATAACAGAATCAGCAGTTGGGTCTGGTAAGAACACCCATATGACACATGTTGATGATGCAGTCATATATGGTGGAGTTGATGGCGCACGCCAAGCAATCAATGCTTTACGTTCAATGCGTGATATGTTAGCCGGAAATACTAAGTCTTCATTTAATACAACTATAAAATTTGATGGAGCACCTGCAATCTTTTGTGGTACAGACCCGCGTGATGGCCAATTCTTTGTCGCAAAGAAAGGTATCTTTAATAAAAACCCTAAGGTCTATAAAACAAATAAAGAGATTGATGCAGAATTGTCTGGAGATCTGGCAGCTAAATTTAAAACTTGTCTGGCAGAATTACCTAAGCTTGGTATTAAAGATGTTATTCAAGGCGACTTAATGTTTACTAAGTCAAACCTTAAGGCCGAAACAATAGACGGTGAATCATATTTAACATTTCAACCAAACACTATTGTTTATGCAGTTCCAGCAAAATCTGAAATTGCGCGTAAACTTAAGGCAGCTAAAATGGGTATCGTATTTCATACCCGTTATAAAGGATCTTCATTTGAAACAATGACCGCATCATATGATGTCAAGATGTCAGAGTTCAAATCAGTATCTAGTGTCTGGGCGCGTGATGCTCAAATTACAGACGTGTCTGGTACTGCAACAATGACTGCAACCGATACAAAAGAAGTTACTGCTGCGCTATCAATTGCTGGCACTATATTCCAAAAGATAGCAGGGTCTACTCTTCGTCAAATATCAAATGATCCCGATTTAGCTAGTAAAATTGAAACATATAATAATACGTTTGTTCGAGCAAATCAACGTATAACAAATACTGCTAAACATGTCAATGGTCTAATTACATTTATTAAAAACAAATACCAAAAAGAAATTGATTCGCGTAAGACTGATAAAAGTAAAAGCGCTCAGCGTGAAAAGATGGAAGCTGATCTTAAATTCTTTTCACCACAGAATAAAACAAACTTAAAATTAATGTTTGACCTTCAGAGCGCACTGGTTGATGCAAAGATGATCATCCTTGCTAAGCTAAACAAGTTAAATGATATGTCGCTATTTGTTCGTACACGTAATGGATTTAAAGTAACAAATACAGAAGGTTATGTTGCAATCGACCATCTGACCGGCGGAGCTCTTAAACTCGTAGACCGAATGGAATTTTCATACTTGAATTTTTCGCCAGACGTAGTGAAAGGCTGGGACTCTGCATAAAATATTTTGAAATAATGCAATAACTTTCACAATTGTTGATCCTTTAGGAAATGAGCACAGCGTTAGTAATCTAAAACAATGGTGTAAAGATCAAAATTTTCTATATTTGGCCACATTTGGAAAACGCGGTTGGAAAGGTTGGTACATAAAAGAAAAAGCTTAAGAAGTAAATTTATATAAATACTATTATGAATATTTTTATTATAGGCTAGCATATTATTTTGATATGCTAATCCTAATGGGGAAACAATGAAGTCATTCAAAGAATATATTGCAGAAGAGACTGTTAGTACAGGTGATGAAGATCTTACCGAAGTGCTATCAATGCAGTCTCGTCTGAAGAAAAAACAATCACTTCGCCGCAACAAAGCTAAAATCAAATTAGGTAAGTTACGAGCATCACGACGTATTGCTTCTACCGATGTTATTAAATTGCGCGCTCGACGAGCTGCACGAACCTTTATGTTAAAGAGGCTAATCAAAGGTAAATCAAAATCTGACTTACCTTATTCTACACGTCAAACATACGAAAAGATAATTAATAAACGCAAGTCTGCAATCGATAAAATTGCACGTCGTCTTATACCTCGCATTCGTAGAGCAGAAATGCAACGTAAGCTTGGCAGAAAACCTGATGCAAATCAAACAGCAAAAGTTGCTACAGGAAATATTGCTACAGGAAAATCATAAGATGTCAGTCAAATCATTTAGCCAATATATTACTGAAGCTACAAAAGAAGTGACCATTTCTTGGGGTCGATTTAATCCTCCAACAATTGGTCATGAAAAGTTAATGGATGCTGTTGCAAAAGTTGCTAAGGGCGGTGAATATAGAATCTATGCATCACAGTCTACTGACGCTGAAAAAAATCCATTAGACTATACTAGTAAAGTAAAGTTTATGCGCAAGATGTTCCCACGTCATGCACGTGCAATCATAATTGATCCTTCTATAAAAGCATTGTTTGATTTATTGAATAAGTTGTATGATGAAGGTTATAGAAAGGTTAACTTTATTGCTGGTTCAGATCGCGTTCCAGAATATGAAGCTCTGACAAATAAATACAATGGTGTAAAAGGTCGACATGGTTTTTATAACTTTGAAGGCGGAGTAAATATTATTTCTGCTGGTGAAAGAGATCCTGATGCAGATGGCGCAGAAGGAATGTCGGCATCTAAACTTAGAGCAGCTGCCACCGATAATGATTACCAATTGTTTACCAAAGGTATGCCACGCGGATTTAAAGAATCAAAGGCATTATTTAATGCAGTGCGTAAAAGCATGGGTCTTAAAGAATCACATGACTTCCGTTCGCATATTCAATTAGATTCTGTATCAGATACTCGTGAAGCATATATTGCTGGTGCTCTCTATCAGGTAGGCAATAGTGTTATTGTAAAAGAAACTGACGAAGTTGGAACTGTTGTAATGCTAGGCTCAAACTATGTCTTAGTTGAAATGGCTTGTGGTAAAAAAACTCGTAAGTGGTTAGAGTCTGTTAAGAAAGTTGCTACTGATGTTGATGATAATGTTGTTATCGTTGACAAAAAGAAAAAGACTAACTGTAAAGAATCATTTACTTCCTTTTCCAAATTTATCAATCGGAAATCATAATGAAAACTATTAAAGAATTATATGGAATATCAGAAGAGCATGGTGCTGGCGATGCAGGTACATCAGCCTTAGTTGCAAAATATAAAAATGCAACTCCAGGACAGTCTGATACATTAAAAGTAAAGCAACGACAACAAGCAGCTCGCCGTGGCGACAAGTTAAATACAGTTAGTGAAGAATCTTCATACCGAGTTGAAGTTGAAGGTTTACCTACAATGTATATTAATTCAAAGTCACCGACTGAAG